ATGGTATCCTCGCTGATCTATATGGGTGCCCTGAAAGTTGAAAAAGGATGCCAGAACTTCAGGCGAGAGCTGGAAAGTTATGTGTGGGATCAGAAAGCAAAAGAGCGCGGGGACGAAAAACCCGTCAAGCAGAACGATCATGCAATGGACGCGGTAAGGTACCTGGTTTTCACGAAAACAAATCGTGCAAGGCTGGATCGTATCGCAAGAAAACTTGTGGACAAGGAGAGTGCGTAATGGCTAAGAGACGCAGAAAACCGAACACAGTGCGCGTTGAAAGACCGGAGCGCACCGCGGCAGACGGATATGTAAACACTTTGGCATATCTCGGAGAAGCATCGGAGCTTACAAAAGCGAACGATTATGAGCGGCATGGCATATCGAACAATTATGAACTGCTCACCACTTTGTATCGCGAAAACTGGCTTGCGGCGCGGATCATCGATACGCCATGTGAAGACATGACGAGATCATGGTATTCGCTTTCGTCAGAGATCGAACAGGAAAAGATCGATGAGTTGAAAAAGCTCGAGAACAAGCATTGCATCCAGCAGGAGTTGACCAACCTCTTGCGCTGGGCAAGGTTGTATGGCGGAGCCGCCGGCCTGATGGTGATCAAGGGGCAGGAAGACATGCTGGATCAGCCGTTGGACTTCGACATGCTTCAGCCAGGTTGTTTCCGGGGCATCCTGATTGTTGATAAAACAAGAGGGATCTTTCCCTCGCTCGATCTTGAGGAAGACATGGATGACCCCGAGTTCGGTTATCCAAAGTGGTATGACGTGCAGGTCGACGAAGAATCGGGCGCGATCCTTCGTGTGCATCACAGCAGGCTGTTGCTGGCAAGAGGCAGAATGCTCCCGATTGATGAAGAGATCCGGGAGGATTACTGGGGAGCTTCCGAGCTCGAGCATGTTTATGAGGAACTGCAGAAGAGGAATGCAACGAGCGCGAACATCGCACAGTTGGTGTTCCAAGCGAATGTCGCGGCCTTGAAAATGTCGGACTTTGGCGAAATTATGGGCATGGGGACTCCGGCGCAGAGGGAACAACTCTATCGGACGGTCATGGAGATGAATCGTTTGCGGACGAGCTTTGGCGTGACCCTGATGAGTCAGGAGGATTCATACGAACAGCATCCATATTCGTTTGCCGGTGTAGCAGAGGTTTATGAAACGTTCATGATGGACATGGCTGGGGCTGCCGAGATCCCGGCAACCAAGCTGTTTGGACGGGCGCCGCAAGGAATGAATTCTACCGGCGAATCCGATATGAAAAACTATTACGAGGTTATCGCACAATTGCAGGAGCGACAGCTCAAGCCATGTCTGGAGAAACTGCTCCCTGTTATGTGCATGAGCTTGTGGGGAGTTGTCCCGAATGATTTGGAAATCGTGTTCGAGCCGTTGGGGACGACCACGCCTTCTGAAAGGGCAACGATCATGGGTCAGCTTGCGTCACCAATCGTGCAGGCATATTCCGCCGGGCTGGTAACGCAGAGGATGGCGCTCATGGAACTGAGGGAAACAGGAAAACCTATCGGAGCATGGACAAACATCTCGGATGAAGACATTGATAAAGCGTCGGATGAGTTCGACACAGGCGAGATGGGCGGAGAGATGGGCATGCCTGGCATGGAGGGTGAAATGCCTCCCGAAGGAATTCCGCAAGAGGGTGTCCCGGAGGAGCAGGGCGCAGAACCCGAAATGAGCGAGGAAGTACCGCAGGAAGCGCAGGCGGTCGAGGAACAAGCCTCCGAACCAGAGAATGAAGGAGAAGTCGCTGGAAATGAGACGGGGCTGGAACAGGTCATGGAACGCCTTAAACAGGTAAAAGACCCCGAAAGGGCAAAGCGAATCTCCGAAAAGGTCGAAGCGCTGAAGGGGAAAGAAGAAACCGAGGATGGAGGTCCCGGGAGCGGGCCTCGCCCCGGGTATCACAAAAACGTTGTTCCGAAGGCTGGAATTGCAGAGCGGGCAAAGTTCATGATAAATCCGGCAGCGCATCTTCAGGAACAACCGACGAAGAAGGTCAGCCATGAGATCGGGCCGACCGGGTCAAAAGCAGAAGTAGAACGAAACAACAAAGAGCGGGAGGATTGGAGCAACCTTACCATGCATCAAAGGGTTGCCGGCGCAAGCGCGGAGAACAGGCATATCCGAAAGATGAAAAGAGAAGTCATGAAAGCCGCCGCAAAGGGAGATATCGCAAAAGCCAAAGAGATAGTGAACAAAAACAAACACTATTGGCAGAACGATCCCGAGAGCGCCAGGAAGGTGCAGTCGGAAACACTTAAGAAGCAAAAAGCCGTGAGGAAAGGTTTCCTGCACGACTTATTCAACTAAAACAGCTCTCAATCCGGCAATGCTCCCGTCCTCCGGCATCGGCCGGATGCGTTAGCGAGAGAAAGGCCGGAGGAGTGTGAGCCGATGGTCATTCGCAAAGTTCGCCTGTCTTTGCATGGTGCGCAGGGCAGACATGGGTTTCTTTCTTCATACCATTGTGCCTCCTTTACATAGCGCTTAAAGGTTGGGAAGTCCTCCGGCCGCCGTTTTTCAAGGGGTGATCATATGCCTGCTGTACAGAAGTCGGACGAGAGAAAGTTCTGGAAGAGCTTGTGCAGGGTTTTCAACAACTTGATAGACGAAACCAAACAAGGATCAGGGCTGTTGAATGGCGTAAGCCAGAAGGTTCGCAAGTTCCTGCACACGGATGAAATGAGCGAGTATTTGAACCGCGTGATCTCGAAGATGGTTCACACAGAGAGAGTGAAAAGCGCCAGATCATGGAGGGAAGCGGCATCGAAGGGGACAAACGGAGCAAAAATCAATGGCTTGATCCGGAACGAGATGAAGGGAAAGGTTGGCAAAAGGGTTCAGGAGCTTATTGATGAAAACGCAAAGTACATCAAGACGCTCCCGGAAGAGTGGGCCGTGTATGCATCAAATCATGCGGCAAAACTGGCCATGCAGGGCAAAAGGCCGGAAGAGGTTGAGGTAGAGTTAAGGAAGATCATCCCGGAGCATTGTCAAAAGAACTTAAAGACCATTGCGAGAACAGAGTGCGCCAAAGCGAATGCTGCAATCACTCAGGCAAGAGCCGAAATGTGTGGCATCAAGTGTTACATATGGAGATGCGTAAAGGACGAGAGATCGAGAAAATCGCATATTCTGATGGATGGCGTGCTGGTGTTTTATGATGATCCTCCGAGCCCTGAAGCGCTGGCTGGAGAAAAGTCTTATGGGAAATATCATGCAGGAAACACGTTCAATTGCAGATGTTACCAGGAACCGGTTGTTGATCCGATGTTCCTTCCTGATGTAATACGAGTTTATGAGGATGGTCGAATCTACACGACAACAAAAAGCAATTTGCTTCACAAACACGGCAAGATCGCATAGCGAGGTGATTCTGTGAGTTGGAAACTGTTGGCGATATCTGAATCCGGGAAAAAGAACGATATTGCTGTTACGGATCGCCTCGCAAGGATCTTGTTGGGGATCGATGGTGGAAAAGGATCGGGGAACTGGGGGCATCGCGGACGCCCCGGGAAAGTCGGAGGATCAGGAAAGGGATCTGGCGGTTCAGCGTTCAGGACAGGGAACAAGGAAAGCGGATATAGCTCGTTTGCAAGGCATAAAGAGTTCAAAGGGATTGTTGAAAATGCAAAAAAAGCGAAGAATCCCGATGAGTTCCATAGAATGTTAACGGAAGAACAGTCCAAAGCATTGCATGAGCAGTGGAATGCAGTCCACAGGGAAGAGCTTATGAATATGCATAGGCTGGACGAAGTGGAATCGGTCGATGATTACAGGGACCGGATCTTCCGAATGCTCAATTATGACAAGCCCGAGAAGATGGAGAACCCGAAGGGACCGGACTGGTATGAGACGCTTTCAAAAGAGGGAAAGCGGATGGCGACCAGCATGACGTTGAAATACAAGTCTGTTCCCGGAGCGATCAATCATGATCGTGATGCGGCGAAGACCATTATTAACGAGGTTGGCAAGGGGACGAATTGGGGTGAGAAGATCCTTGACAGGAGTTTTGAGAATCTTTCAGATCAGGAGCGAAAAGACCTAAATCTTTTGCTGGATTCGTATCCGTGGGCAGACACCGGGAAGTATTCGAAGATCCCGAATGAGGATTTCTTGTTCGGGGATGTGTCTTATGCGGTAGAAGGGTATTATCTTGCCTTAAAAGCAAAAGAGCTGGGAATCCCTGTTGATGATATGCCGGAGCGCCCGGAGGGTGTCTTGTATGTTGAAAAACATGGAAGCGTGAAGGGCAAGATGGCCAAACAAGACGGAGGGTATGTGCGCACACCGGCCGGAGATAAGGCAAGGGCGTCCGTGAGGGACAAGCTGACCAGGAATACAGATCTTTTCAGCAAGTGGACAACCTATGACAATGAAAAGCTCGTAGATGGATACAAAGAAAAGATCTTATCGAGTGTTGACTCGATGGATGACCGGATGGCGGAGCTTGTTGACAGAACAATCGACAGAGCAAACGCGACCTGGCGCGATCAGAACGGCATATCCAACTATACGAGCGGCGGATCGATTGAGTTGTTCATGATGGATTTAAGCGGGAATCCGAGGTCTGACGAAGACATGGTGGCAACGTTCTGGCATGAATACGGGCATTTCGTGGACAGTTGGTATGCGAAGTCTGGTATTCAGTTTCAGAAAAATCCTCTCAATAGCATGTACGATACGAGGGATGGCGCCACGATGGTTGCAATTCAAAACCGTGCCTATAAGGAGGCTGCAGAGAAGGACATTCAGTCCATTCTTGAAATGGCGGGGCTTGGCGATAAGTATTTCGCGCAGATGCAGGATTATGGGCAGAAGGTCATTATCAAAAGGAAATCAGACGGCGCCGTTGCAGGCCAAGATCCGAGCAGCCCAGAGATGTGGGAGATCCAGTCCGGTATAGATAATATGCTGAAGGATCTTTGCGGGTATCAGGAGTGGAAAAATTTCATGAAGGACAGGGGAGAGCCGCAAGATCCTGACTTCAATGACTATTTCGAGTGCTATGTTACGCCGAAGAGGAAGATCAGCAGAACAAGGGAAAAGTTCAAGGGCGCGACAGAAGCGTTTCGGAAAGCGCATGAAGAAATAAGGGAAAAGAAAGACGAATGGATCGAGAGCATTGGCGGCGAGGAGGAATATAGAAAGCTCCTGATCCAAAGGGAAGAAGTCTATGAGAAGTACCAGGCAAAGAAAAACAAGATAGGCAATGTAACGGATTGCATTGACGATGCTGTTAACGGAGAGTTCGCTTTGTGTGTTTTGTGGGGCGCCCATGAAAAGGATTATTACCAAAAGAAGGTTAATCCGATTGAAACGATCGCGAATCTGTTCAGCATTCGAGCAACAAATGACAGTGATGTTGTGGAGTTCATGAACAAGGTTATTCCGAATATCGCAAGCGTCACAACAAAAGCCTGGAGGTGCGATTGGAGTGAGTGAAGTCAGAGCTTATCCGCTGGATCAGGAATTGTACAGAACGAGACCGTGGATGGCCAAGTATGCGATGGTTCATGGCAGATGGAATTGCATTCCGGAGTCGCAGTGGGCCGGGGTGAATCTCAAAGGGAAGAAAACAGAGGAAGTCTACAAGGAATGCCTTGAAAAAGGCGTAACGTGGCAGGAATTGCTCAACTACAAACCGGATGATGACAAGATCTATTAAAGCGTAAGTTGAAAACGCATAGCGGGAGTTCAGCGCAAAACTGAATTCCCGTTTTTGTTTGGGGGTGAAAGAATGCTGATGAGCAAAAATCCTCAAGGTGAAATTGAGGTCTATACGGACATTGGTCAGTTCATTGGCGTTCTGCCCAAAGATTATCCGATTGAAAAGTATGCAGCAGACGAGATGGAGGATGGCGGTCCCGGGTCTGGAAACTTCAATCATCGAGGAAGGCCGGGCCAACAGGGAGGATCTCTTTCAAAAGGAGCGTCCGCACAGGCAGAGAGAGAGCAGGGATGGACGAACGCGACAAGGGCATTCTATGGAAACAATTTCGAAAGCATGAAGCCGGGCGAGAAGTTCGAATCGGAGACTGTTGGTCCCGGGTTTGTCGCAGAGTATGAAAAGACACCGAATGGCTGGAAGTTCACAAGGAAGAATAAAGAAACCGGGCGTGTAAGCGAAGAACGCGAGATGTCCAACGTCGAATTCGTGAATAGTCTGAATCGTAGGCTTGAAAGATCCAGCAGAGAGAGAAAAAAAGAAGAAAAGCGCAGGAAAGAGGAAGAGAAGAATATCGAGCCGGAGAGCGAGGCGCTGAATCCAGAGGAATCGTTGGGGGAAATGACAGACGAAGAGTTCGAGGATTGGATCGACGATTTGTTTGACATAGAAAGAGAAGATGTATTTGAAGAAATGCCGGGGTACAGATGGTACGGTGGAGACGGAGGACCTGGAAGCGGGAATTTCAATCATCATGGGCGTCCCGGGCTGGTAGGCGGATCTTCCGCTGAAGGAGAGGCTGGAGAAAATGGCGGAACCGTTGCGGTCAGCCCGTTCGCAGAGGAAACAAAAGAACATCGGGAGATTGCTTCTGGATGGAGCGACAACCAGGCGGCATATTTTTGCAAAATGAATGGGCTTCTGACAGAAGAGGAAGCGTATGGCGACAGCAAAAAGGCGCGGGAAGCCGTTGAAAAGTATTTCGATGCAATAGAGAAAAACGGCGATCCCACTCCCACAAAGCCGGCAAGGAAGAATTCAGATGCAGAGCTTGATAAATATCTCGATGGGCCGGCGCATGGGAATTGGGACGCAGCGAGACGGATGCTGATCTGCGAGTGGACTGGCGTAGATCCTGAAAAGGCGAGGGAGATGGAGAAGCAGCTCCACGCGTGGTCGGGCGGAAGCTGGTACAGTGCAGACACAAAGGTTCTCGATGAATATATCGAAAAAGACGGCGTGTACGATGGAGAGATCTATCGTGGAATGTCTTTTTCTGATGAAGAATATGAAGAGTTCATGAAAGATATTTCCGTAGGATCTGTGTTGGGAATGCGAGGATATAATTCTTCTTGGACTTCTTCAAAAGAGCAGGCGCTGCATTTCACGTATGGTAAAAAGCGCCGGGTTGTTATCACTTGCACAAACAATAAGACGAGCGCGCCAATTGAACCCTTTAATTATTACGGGGAACTCGAGGTTCTCGCACACAGCAGGGCGCAATGGACGGTGCTGGGCGTTATCGAAGGTTCGTCAAGAACAGAGATTACTGTTATGGAGAAGTCCGAAATGATGGACGATGCAGAGGCTCTTTCAAGGAGGAAGAGGGCGAACGTAAACGGACAGGACAAGATGCCGGAAGAATACTTTTCTCTTGAAGAGAAGATGAATGAACAGGCAAAGTATATGTTCGTTGCACCGGAGAAAGAAAGCGCGAATGATGGCGGCCCGGGGTCTGGGAATTTTGGACACGCCGGAAGACCTGGAAAGGTTGGAGGATCGCAAAAAGAAAGCGGAGGATCTGCATTCAGGTCTGGCTCAAAAGAGAGCGGATATTCAAGTTTCGTGAAGCATGAACAGTTCAAGGGAATTGTTTCTCATGCGAGAGCGAGTTCTGATTATCACCAGTTTGTAAAGAGCTTAAGCAAGGAGCAGAAAGAGGCGTTAAGGGATCAGCGAAGCGCCTGCGGAACCTCCGAATCCATGCAAACGTATGCTACGCGCATGTACAATATGCTTCACAATCGCGTGGCAAAATCAGAGATCCGGCAGCAGAACAAGCCCGTGGACGGGCGGGATTTGTCGAATGAATGGGTATCGAAGTTTGGCAATAAACGTCAGGACAATCCGACAAAGGCGATCGATACCGACATCGAAGACATACTTCACATGCAGGGTTTCGACGGAGTTCCCAAAATCGTTTCCGGAGCAGAGTTCGACAGGATCACAAAGGAACATCCTGAGATGCCCATATTAATGCGGTCTTTTGCCGGGAAGGACGAAGCACAGTTAAAGGAGTTTGACAACGACCTGGAACATGGGTGGTTTTATGTCGATTGTTCCAAAGGCGGTGCTGGATTCGGGCAGGGCATGTACACGGCTGGCGTGTACGATCATGAGATAGCAGATCCGAAGGATTGGCAGACGGCAAAGCATATTCCTACATGCGTAAGGGATGGGGCTGGAAGGATTTATGAAGTCGAAAGGAGATCGTTTGAGACAAACAATCCAATCCTTAGAGATCCCGATCCCGGGGATAGGTACATGTTTTCAAAGGAAAATGAAGATGGAACGTTTGAAAACAGAATCCTCGAATATGTTGACCTCGAAGATATGGGAATGTGCTGGATGGATACTGTAACGAACGAGTTTCTTGAAGATGACATGTGGATGGGGCCCTATGATGAGTTCTACGATGTGAGCGAGGTCACGGAAGCTGGCGCAAGGGAAAAGTTCCTCGAGGGCGCCAAGAACGAAATGGGGCATTATCGGAGGGGAAGCATTCACAGAATTCGCCAGGAGAGCGTTCCCGAAGCACCGGAAGGTAAAGAGGTTGCAAAAGGAACAAATGAATATGGCAAGACTGTTTATTATTCGTATGATCCGAATGCAATGAGGGTGCTCGATCCAAACGAACTCAAAGAGGGCATGAAAATTGCTCTTTCATATGATGGAGATCCGGCGAATGTGTATTACATTGGCCCGGATGGTCTTGTGTCTACATTGAGTGGAACAGACTATTTTTACCTGAATTCTATCAATCTGAAAGATTACAAGTTTGCAGAAGTTGAGAATCAATTAAAAGCCGATGTGAATCCGGTTGCAAGCACAAGAATGATGACGCTTGATCCGAGTGCGAAGATTATCACTTATGATAAGCTCGAAGTGGAGATTAGCAAGGCAAAGCAGAATGTCTATGTAAAATCCCTTAAAGAGAACACGGATAAATATTTGGCCGACAAGGGGATTGAAGACGAAACGATCAGGGAGATTTTCTTTCACAAAGTGAAGTCTACCGGTGGAAGCAATCGAAAGGCAGAAGAAATGCTCAACAATGCGACGACGGATCAAAAACGGATGATGGAAGAAATCGAGAACGGCATAAATATTGATCAGATCCGTGGCATGAAGCAGGATGCCTCCGGGAAAGCGCATGACAGGTTCCCTGATGATGAGGGGGCTTGCGCAGCGCTTCTCGGATATGACGCAATCAATGCAGAGGGGCATGGGCAATCAAAGAGTTATACGATTGTTCTGAATCGCACAAAGGTTATATTAAGCGAAGACAGAGTAGAGATTAAGGAGTGATAAACATGTTCAGCAGAAATCCCGTTTCCGGGGTTATGGAATCGTATGAGGATGATGGGGTGTATGCTGGACATGTTTACACCATGGGTGACTTTATAACCAGGGGCGTGAATGACAGCGGGGAATTCATCGAAGAAGATCATCCGAGAGACGAAAAGGGAAGGTTTGTTGCAGGCGGTGGAAGCGAAAGCGGAAACACGGAGTCCGCAATAGATCCAGAGTTCGATATTTTCGAGTGGATGGAGCAGGAAGCGCAGAAGTCTCCCGAAGAGCGTGCGGCAGAAGAAGCTAAAGAAAAAGAAGAAAAGCAGAAAAGGGAAAAGGAAGAGAAAGAGCGTGGATCTTTTGGGAACAACGGTTTAACAGAGGAGGAGTATCCTGAGGAGCTGCGGTTCACAGAAGAGGAAAGAGATGCTGTAAATGACGTTCTGCATGGGTACAGAGATCCGAACCACAAGGTCAAAGCAACATCAAGGGTGATGATGGCCCTGAGTGGGACGATCGATGAAAAGAACGTCGATGAATGGGAAAAGCATCTCACAGAGCAGATTGCCGAAGCGAACGAGATGATCGCGAAGCGCAAAGAGGAAGGGTACAGTTTCAAGGATTATTCCAAAGGAACAAGTGGCGTTGAGCGAAAAAAGGCATGGTGGGACTTCTACAACGAGCATGGGTACGCTCCCGAGGCGGCTGTTGGAAAGAATGGCGTTCAGTATTGGCAGAAACAGCGCAAGGAGGCACTTGAGGGCATCAAGTGGACAAGGCTTGAACGGAAGATCGTGCAGCGCAATGAATTTGCGCAGGAGCGAGATAATTATGTTCCGTGGAGGAAGCATCCGAACGCATCAGATCCGAATTACAAGCCGTGGGCGAAAGATGGCTTCGGAGATGATGGAGGAAAAGGATCTGGAAATTTTAACCATGCTGGTATTCTTGGACAGGTTGGAGGTAGCGCTCCGAGAGATGCCGGTAGAGTAATACCAAGAAACAGGGAGCATCGGGACAAACCGGCCGCAAATAAAACGATGCTGTATGGCGGAAAACCAAAGGATGTAACAAATGAGTATAGAATGAAAGCAAGGCCCGGCAAAGGCAGTTATGACTTTGAAGATGGATATTCAGAGAGCAAAGACGGGAAAGAAGTCCAGATTGCCAAGTGGATAATAAACACATTTGGCGGGAATGTGCTTTTATTAAATAGAGAAAAAACATATCCCAAGAAATGTCCGGATTATATGTGGAGAGGAAAGTTGTGGGACCTGAAAACACCGGACAACAATACTCGATATGCGTTTGAGAGATGCCTTAGTGACAAAAGCAGGGAGCAAATCGAATCAAATCCGGGCGGGATAATAATCGATTTAGATAAATGCGGAGCGAAAATTAAAGAAGCGGAGCAGATAATTGTAGACAAGGCGGAAAGAAGTTTTAATTTTTTGTTTGATGTAATTATTCTGCACAGCGGGAGATCGTATAAAGTTCTGCGTTTTGACGCAAAAGAAAAACGCTAAGACAGTCCTTAGCGTTTTGCGAGTTCAGAAGCAATGATGGCCGGTCAAGGGTTCTGATTCGATCAGTTCGCTCATCCTCCGCCTTGCCGTTAAGGGCGGGGGTGCGAGATCTGATCTGCAGGATTTCTCCTCTCGCAAAATGATTATAACAGACAAAATTTAGCACGTAAAGGGGTGAGTTGCATGAAGGGAAAACTGATAAAAGAGTATGCGAGAAGCGCCAATCATGAAAATGTTTTGCAGTTCACTCTAAAGATTTTGGGAATAGATGGCGGCCCCGGATCTGGCAATTTCGGACACAAGGGGCGTCCCGGAATGGTTGGCGGTTCCGGCAAGGGTGGAGGACTTCAGTATCGTGGCGGCAGATCCGATATCGGCTATTTCGGGAGCCGACAGGACTGGCTCAATGGATTGTCCGGCGAGAAGCAGCATGAAGCGGTCAAGCATATCGCGCGTATCAAAGAGGAAATGAACCATCGGCAGAAAGCAAAAGAGCGGATCGAGAAACGATTCAATCAGGGCTTGATCACGGAGAATGAAAAGAACGAAAAGCTGAAAGCGGCCGGTCTTGAGAATTTCAACAAACAGGATTCGCCGGAGGTTTTTCTTCTAAAGTGTGGCAAAACAGAGGAAAAGCGCGAGCTGCTGGATCGGATCAGGGAAGCGCGGTCATGGGATAAGACGAAGAACCGTCTGATGAACGAGAATCTTTCCGATGAAGAGCGCAAGGTATATGATTATATCCATGATCATTTCCTTGATATAGAAAATATCAGCAGGAAAGAGCGCATGGACACGCTTCACAATCTCGAAGCAAAAGCCATGGGGATTGATGTGCCGGTTGATATCTCTGATGATATGTTGATTGCCGCTGGCGTAAAGGAGCCTCCAAAGCCAAAGGGACCGGATTATGATTGGTGGAAGCCGAGCGGGGAAAGGTACGGGTATTATTCAAGCAGCATGGAGCAAAACATGTGTTCCATGATGGGAGAACGTGCTTATTATGGTCAACGGTACACAAAGGAAGAGTTCGCAGACATCAATCAAAGGTTTGTCGATTTTATGCAGTATGCGGCAATGAAAGAAATGAAACCGACAGACTTGAGGTATTACGGAATGCGGGCGGTTCGCGGATTGCGGGAAAACGTCATGAAGGATGGAGATTCGTACCAGGATCGCATCAACAAATTATCTGACGATGAAAAGGCGCGTTTGTTGGAGATCGCGAACCAGTTCAAGAAAAAGTATAATGCGCCGTTTGAATCTATCGACAACATGTCCAGCTATGATTTTGAAAACATCGAAAGGGTAATGTGGGCAACAACCCCGAGAAGCAACAAAGACAAGCAGATGTATCGTGATTATATTCTTCTCAATGAAAAGATGTTCGCCGGAGCGGAACCTTCCACAAAAGAAGAGTATGAAGAAGCGCAGAAGAGGAAAGAGGAAGAGCGCAAAAGGAAGGAAGAAGAGGCCCGGAAAGAGCGGGAGCGGCAAGAGGAAGAAGCAAGAAAACGCCAGGAAGAAGCGGAGAGGCGGCGCCAGGAGCTCGAAAGAAAACAAAAAGAGGCAATGAAGAACGCCAGAGAAGCGAGAGCGAAGGGCGAAAAAGTCAGAGATCCGAATGGGCGTTATGCACAAAGTGTTGGAGCTTCTGATTATGAGGAGATCTGCGGAAAGATCGATGATTGCGGAGATTTCGATGTTCAGGTTGCATGGGATGCTTACACACCAGACATTCCTCTTTATCACGTAACAAGCCCGACGCGGTGCTGCTGGATGCCGGGGCTTGGACGAATTGAAATGAATGTGAGTTATTACAAGACCGGTGATTCTATTCACGCACCGTTTGAATCGATATATCATGAGGTTGGGCATGGAATAGATTGTCTCGCAGCAGAACGTTTTGGGTACAAATCAAGTCCTTTTAGTGCATATCCGCACTTTTCTTCTTTGTGGAAAAATGGAGAGTTTTATAAGACCATTGAAGCAGAGGGAAATGCCTTTGTTGAGCAGATAGGGAACGAGGCAAAGAAGGAGTTCGACGAGATTGAAGAGTGGACGGATACGCTTTATGCGAAATATTATGGCGGGTCCGGCGATCTGTGGAAATACAAAGCCGGTATAAAAAAGCCGGAATGGACCGATGAGCTTCGAGATAAAATGGTCGGAAAATGGCTTGAGCGGCAAGACCGCATTGCAATAGCGAATGTGTGTGATGCGATTCAGGGCGTAACGAGAAATAGGATCAAGGTTGTTGCCGGACATAGCAGCACGTATTATACTGGACATGATAGGTACGAGAATATGGCGACCGAAATGTTCGCGGAAATGTATGCTGGAACAATTGCGAATCAGAAATGCATGGATGTTTACAAGAAGTATTTTCCAAAAACATATGCGTGTTTCCAGCAAATGTTAAAAGAGGTTGCGGGGGGATAAGACATGTTCAAAAATGTGGAGTTTGAAGATTTTCAGTATGATGAGGGGAGTATTGAAGATCTCAAAAAGAGGGCATTCGCATTATGCGATAGCGTGATTGGAATCGAAGGATGGGGAGATCGGGCCGTTGAAGTGGCGAAAATGGTAGACAGCACGGAAAACCCGAGAGATGTAAAAGGTGCAATACAATTATTCTTGAAGGTTTTGCTTGATAAGTCTCCTCGCGGCATGGATTGGGGAAGCGTGTATAAAGCGTTATTCGAGAACGTCCCATGCACATATGGCGGATTCATTCCGAGAAATCAAAAGGAAATTGAAGAAGTCACGAAGGAATGTATCCGGGACAAGAAGCGAATAAAGGTCGAAGATAATCCGGAAGCAGATTATTAAAAGGAGAGCCCAGTGCAAATGCGCCGGGCTTTTAATATGGTCAAAAGGAGGAATGCCGCATGGGCGGATACAAGGAAACGATCAAAAAGCTCGCCAGAATGCGTGCGCTGGATGCAAAAACGGCAGAGAAACTTTTATGCGCCCGTGATGGCGGGAAAGGTTCTGGCAACTTTGGCCACAAGGGAAGACCCGGGAAGGTCGGAGGATCTGGTGGGGGTGGAGGATCTGCAAAAGAATCCACCGGCACAAGTCCCGCAGAGGCTGCAATAAAAAGTTTTTCGGAGAAGAATCCGGGATCTACTTTTTGGAATTCTCGTGGGGGAAAAGTCGGATCATCTGGCGCCACAAATACGCAGAGAAAGAATATGAAGAAAATATTCGGAAACAATGAGCCTCATGTTTCCGTAAGCATCCATGAAGAACCGAATGGAAACTGGCATGATAGCTATTATCTTGTCAGCGGAGGCAAAGGGGACAGAGTTCTTGTTCCGACAAACACAGGTTCTCCGAGCCGCGCGGTCAGAGCGTGGTGCAAGAAAAACGGAGTGAGCCCGAGTGGATTGAAGGTTACAGAACAACTCTACGGAGATCGGGAAAAAACATATAACATGAACAAAGAGATAGATCCGAAAGATCTCAAGCCAGGGGAAGAGATCAGGATCAATCGGAATGCTGGACGCGGCAGATATGATACGGAGATCTTCAGGAGATCCAAAGAAGATCCTGATATGTTCGAATCCGAGTTGATCACCGCGGCAAGGGGCAATCTTGGAAAAAGCCTCGTAAATGAAAGATATATAAAAGCCGCGATGGAGAGTGCGGAGCCCGGGGAGATTGAGTATCGAGGCAAAGAAAACGAGGGGACAAGACCGATCCCGGGCTACACAAATCGGAGAGAAGAAAGGCCGGACTCCTCCAGCAATAAACAAATTGACTATGCGCTTGAGGAACTGAATGAGGGCGTAGATAAAGGATGGGCTTACGCGAAAGAATTCAAGAAAGACCTTGAATGGGTGAAGGAAGCAGAAACGCGGGAAGAATTTGTAACTCGAGGCAAACAGGTTCTCAACACTTTCGAAAACGAAGCGAAAAATCACGATGAAACGTTCCGTGGAATGTACGGTCTTTCAACGTCATGGCTTGAGGGCGCCATTGAGGATGAGGAATATAAAATAAATGGGCCAGATCCCGAGGAACAAGTCGATGTGCCTTGGGACGATCCGCTTCATCCCGAGAATTATCCTGATTATTACAATTATCGCGATCCCGATCCCGAGGAA